ACCTTTAACTAAGTAAGTTCTATTAACTGTTATTGATCCCCAATTACCAGTAGTTTGACTACCCCATGATACATGGGATCTTTTACCTGGTGATGTATTTAAAGTATCTACAAATACTGCCTTGTGTATATTCATATCATCATTATAAAACATACTCGCACCTAACCACGCACCGACTACTGTACAAGCGGCCGTCAATGCGACACCTGTATTTAACATAGAATGACAAGTACCGTAACCTGCCGTAGCACCGACAACACTACTCATATGAGATTTTGTCACGGTGCTACAGTTAGTTAATGATAACAACAGTAAGATTAGTAATATTTTTTTCACGACATTATCCATGGTCCGAACAATATTAGTATTAACATAATTGGCACAACTATTGTCATGGGCCAAAAATGTAGTAATTCTAGTATTAGTTTTTTAGTTTTTCTTTTCATTATTTGCCTATGTCTTTGATATTGTTGGGGGATATAACTTGATAACCACCCTTATTATATGCAGGAGCGATTGTAAACTTCTTAGACTCTTGTAGTCGCCAGTTGTCTGATTGTATAGTAGATGAACCTTGAAGTGTGGTGCCCCTTGTACGATTCGAACATACCACCTGCTGATTACAAATCAGCTGCTCTACCGAATGAGCTAAAGGGGCAGATTTTTTGTATTGACGTTTCATCTTACCTTTAGAATCAAACTTGAAACCTAAAGTCTTTAGAAATTTAATGTGATCTATTAGTGCTGAGAGATAACTCTTGGTAGGTTTCTTTCTTTGTAACCTACGAATGGCACCGCTTGAATTTTTAGTATATATCATTGAAGTCATTATAGTATTATAACATAAATTTGAAGTAAAGTCAAGGGCTAAGAGCAATCTTTATTTTTATAGTCGTCATCTTGAAGTGAACACTTATATTGTTTATCTAGTTCTTGTCTTAGTTGTGCCGATATACTATCTAATATATTTGGCATATTCTGTAATAATACAGTTGTCATTTCAATTGAAAGTTTGTGCATTATAGAAGCCAACTCATTACCTAATACTTCAGCATGATCCATATCATTACCTTGTATTTTTTGTGTAATGATGTGACCAATAATTGCTGTTGTCTTTTCATTTGCCTTAGAATGAGTAAAACCTAGAACAAAGAAAAAACTAACAATGAATAATATAACTAAACTGAAAGCAACTAAAATATTTTTCATATAAGTTTTACCAATATAACTACCTGAAGACATAATATCACAACTGGAATTATAGTTCTGATTAATTCCATTGTATGATTGTATTCATCTAGTTTTCTTTCTAGTTTGTTTCTTTTATTTTTCATTGTTATTTTCTTGTGTCTATTTCTTTTCTTTTTTCAGCAGACTCTCTCTCAGCAATCTCTCTATGCATTGCACTAAAAGGTTTAACACTTGAATATTCTCTAATAAGATTATTGAATTGTTTTAGATTGATCTTGATATTTCTAAAAACGTGAGGGTTTTTCTGTTTTATTTCTTTTAAATCTACGAGATATTTGACTTTTTCGTCATTAGATTTTAGTTTCTTAAACTGATCGTGCATAATTTCTTTAGTCATTTCCATAATGTATCCTTTTGTTAGTTAGTATGTATATTGTATCATAGTTTTAATACAAAGTCAAGCGTTAATTTAGTCTTTTATCGTTGTAAGATAGCACTTTCTTTCTAGTCAACTTAGGGTTGAAGTCTTTTCTCAATGATTGTCTATCATATTGTTGACCGTAATCTGTCCACATCTTCTTATCATCTGCTTCAGCAATATCGCCAAATACATCTTTGTAAGATTGGTAGTACTGTTTCTGATCTATAAGTTCAACTCTACTAGTATTAGCATAATTAGCAGCAGTTTCTTTGTAATTCCAATCTAAAAACTTAACTATCTTTAGTTTTGTTTTATCATTGAATTTAGATTTGTGTTTAACAGGTACATTTCTGTAAACTGTTTCGTATGCATAAAAGAATTGACCTTGATTCTCAGGATCCATATACTCTCTTAAATAACATACATTAAAGGTTTTATTTGTGTTTTTGTTTATCATATTCATATATAATAACACATTTTTGACTAAATGTCAAGCCTTAAAAAGGCGCATAGAATGGGGGGTTTTGATGAATTATGTTCTCTTTTTGTTCTTATTGCCACGCATATAGTGTTCGCCAGGCTCGTAATCCCAACGCATACCGTGATGTCCACGTATGTTAGCATACCACATTCGTAATCTTACAATAAATTTTCTTACTGGCAGAGCCATTATTTAATCTTTATGTTATGAAGTCTGAGATATCAAATCAAATTTCGGGTTCGTATTATTTCTATTTAGACAAATTAAATTTTTAACATTTTTTTCAAAGATTCTTTTAAAATTTTAGAACCTCCGATACGAACATTTATGATACCATTATAATAGTCGTCAACTTCAAGCACTTTGCGATTAAACTGTTCTTTCGCTTCTAGGTAACTTGCTACACCTCTACTAGCACAATAATATAGTATTTGTCTAGTAAATTTATCTTCACCAATCTTCTCTATGTCAGCAGATAGTCTTTCTGAAGAACCCCAATAGGTTTTCCAGTCACTTTCCTTTGTGCCTCTTCTCTTATTCTTCTTACCTTTGAGTGGTTGTTTAGTAGTTTTGAATTTTGCTAGTTTCTTACCTACATACATCATGCCATTAGTCGTATTTGTTATCAAATAAACAAATGCTTCACAATCTTTCGGTAGTTCTTCTACTACTTTATCTTTATATACCCATGTCATTTTATATCGTACTCAAAATTTTGTGTTGTTTCATTTACTTGTAATAACTTAGCACCATTTCTAGTGTGAAATTTCTCAGCCATTTTAGTTAAAGGCGATAAGGTTATCAATCTATTAAGATGATTTGATTGTTTTATCATTTTATATACTTCTTTTATTATCTCTTTACCTGCACCTTTTTTAAGTGACCATACTGTATATGCCACAGCAGTAGTACCTTGAACATTTGATCTATGTACTGCTTGACCAAAGGCATCTTTGCTCATAGTATCCATTTCTTCTACTGATTTAGGTATATCATTAGTAAATGCTATACAAATTATACCTTCAATTTCATCTTGAAATTTAAGACCATATATCTTTCTACCGTATTTAGTTCTAAAGTCGTTATCTAATTCAGGTCTCACAGGATCATCTTTACAATTGACCTTATCTAACTCAACCAGTTCTGATTTTTTTATCCAATCAAAGAATTTAAAATCATTAACAAACTTCTTTATATTAGTTCCAATCTTCATGCCTATTTTCTACATAATTAATTTCATCTTCTTCAACTGACTCGTGACCACAAAAAGGACAAAAAGTTTCTGTAAAATCTTCTTCAGGAAGATCATGTGCTACTTTATATAAAGCACCACAGTTAATACAAGTTTTCTTTTCGTCTATACTCATTATAGTTTGAATCCTTTAAAGCTATCTTTTTCAACGTCTTGTTTTATACCACCAACTACATAACTTTCTATCTCAGTTTCTTGTGGTGCATTTTGTAATCCACGACTATTTAACCAGTGTTGTGTCCATGGTAATGGGTTGTTAGTTGCTGGTTGATCGTATCGAGTAGTTAATCCTATTGCTCTTAATCTTTTGTTTGCCATAAACTCAACGTATTGATTCAATAGTTTATCATTTAAACCAATCATTGAACCTTGTTTGAATAGGTATGTTGCCCAATCTTTCTCTTGTTGAACTGCCTCATCATACATCTTGTAAACTTCATCCTCATTCTCTTTCATAATCTTTAACATTTCTTTATCGCCTTCTTTTTTACGATAGTTATTAATCATGTTTTGAGATACTGCAAGGTGTAAGTTTTCATCTCTTGCGATTAATGATATGATCTTAGCACTACCTTCCATAAGTTTAAGTTCACCAAAAGCAAATGAACAAGCAAATGATACATAGAATCTAATACCTTCTAGTATGTTTACATTAATAATTGTAAGATATAGAAGTCTTTTAAGCTCTTTCATATCACCTTTACCTGTTAGATAGTAAAGATTAGCATACTTTATAAACTTATCATAAGCATCCGTTACTGTCTTTGCTCTTGCCATAATCTCTGGCGTGTCAATGATAGTATCTAATACTTCACTAGGGTCTGAATATACGTTCTTCATTATGTAAGTGTATGATCTACTGTGTATTGTTTCGCTGAAGTCCCATGCAACTAACATAGATTCTAATTCAGGTAAACTACAATAAGGTAGAAATGCCAGACATGGACCACGACCTTGTACACTATCTAACAATGTTTGATACTTTAGATTAGATGTAAAGATATGTTTTTGTTCTGCACTTAAAGATTGATAATCGTTTCTATCTTTCTGTAAAGAAACCTCTTCAGGTCTCCAGAAGAAACCTAACTGTTGTTGATTCAACTTTTCGAATATAGGATATTTTTGTTGATCGAACCTTTGTACATTTGGCTCTTCACCAAAGAACATAGGTTGTTTCATCCAGTCTACTTTTTTTGTATTAAATGTTTTCATTCGTTTATAGGTTCCAATTCTTCTTGTAATCTTTCTGATTCTGTTCTTCTTCGTTCATCTCTTTGACTAAATGATTCTTTCATTGATTCATCTAGTTCTTTTTGTTGTCTGTTCGTTTCTTCTAAGAAGTCCTTATATAGTACAGGCTTCGCAGTTTTCTTCATCTTCTTTTGTTTCCTTTGGTGTTTCTTCTACACCGTCATGCCAACCCACAGGATGTACAGGTTCATCTACTTCTGATTTTGCGTCATAAGTATTTTGATAGTATGCTGTCTTCCATCCTAGTTTGTAAGTCGTTAATAAATCTTGTGCCATTACTGATAAAGGCACTTCACCATCTTTGTAGTTCTCTGGATTGTAACTCCAGTTACCACTAATTGCCTGATCGAAATACTTTTGCATAACAGCAATGATATTAATATATCCTTCGTTACCTTTCATATCCCATAATAATGTATAATAATTTTTAAGTCTGTTGTAGTCAGGTACGATTTGTTTCAAAGGACCTTTTTTAGACTTCTTAACTGATAAGTAATCTCTTGGTGGTTCAACGCCGTTTGTTGCGTTAGATACAACAGAAGAAGACTCACTTGGCATTTGTGCCGATAGAGTTGAGTGTCTTAATCCGTGTTCTTTAATTTCTTTTCTTAACCATTCCCAATCATAAGTAAGTTCTCTACTTACAATATCATCTACTTCTTTTTTGTAAGTATCGATTGGTAAGATACCATCGCTATATTTAGTCTTTTCGAACCATAGACATCTAGTCTTTTCTTTTGCGAGGTTATTACTTGCTTTTAATAGATAGAATTGAAATGCCTCTGTGATTTTATCAACAAGTTTCCATGCCTTTTTGTCTTCATATTTTACTTGATTCTTAGCAAGATAGTGTGCAAGACCTATATAACCAATACCTAATGATCTTCTTGCCTGTGCTGATATCTTTGCTGCCTCAACAGGATATTCTTGATAATCTATGATCTCGTCTAATGCTCTGACCGATAGATCACACAACTCCTCTAACTCTGTCATATCCGTCAGTAGGCCCAGATTTATGGCAGATAGAATACATAGGGCGATTTCACCCTCCTTGTCGTCTATGTGTTGTATTGGTGTCGTTGGTAGTGTGATTTCTTGACATAGGTTAGACATATAGACTTTATCTTTAAAAGATGAGTGAGAGTTACAATGATCTAAATTCATAATATAGATACGACCAGTTTCAGCTCTTTCTTTTAATAATGCCTGAAATAACTCTTGAGCACCGATTGTTTGTTTAGGTACAGATTTATCTTTCTCATACTTCTTGTACATATCGTCAAACTCAGGTAAACCAAATGCTTCATATAAACCTGGCACATGATTAGGAGAGAACAAAGATACATCTTCATTCTTAATAAATCTTTCATAGAATAGTTTACTAATTTGTATTGAGTAATCTAACTTTCTAACTCTATTATCTTCTGTACCTTTATTGTTTTTAAGTACAAGTATATCTTCTATCTCTTGGTGCCATATAGGAAAGTGTACAGTTGCACTACCACCTCTTACACCATTTTGTGTACAACATCTTACAGTTGCTTCAAACTTTTTAAGGAAAGGAATAACACCTGTGTGTTGTACTTCGCCTCCTCTAATTCTACTATTGATACCTCTGATTCTACCTGCATTGATACCGATACCTGCCCTTTGAGCAACGTATCTACCAACAGCCATATCACTTGAAAAGATACTAGGTAATGTATCGTCTGTATCAACTAGAACACAACTAGCAAATTGTCTAATAGGTGTTCTCACACCTGCCATCACAGGAGTAGGAATGTTAATCTTAAACTTACTGATTGCGTCATAATATTTTTTAACAAAAGTTAATCTTTTTTCTTTAGGGTATTGAGCAAACAAAGTTGCTGCAATCATCATATACATAAACTGTGGCGTTTCAAATATATCGCCTGTACTTCTATCTTGTACAAGATACTTATCCATAACTTGTCTTAAACCTGCATAGGTAAATTTGTAATCTCTTTCATGTACAATCCACATACCCATTCTGTCTATTTCAGATTCAGTATATTGTACTAGTATATCTTTATCATATACGCCTTGATTAATACAAGTTTTAATTTGATCTATAAACTTAGGATGTTCCCATAGTTTATGATATAGTTTTTTTCTAAGTGAGAATAATAATAATCTAGCAGCAACGTACTGATAGTTAGGATTTTCTAAACTGATTAAATCATTAGCAGACTTGATAAGTATTTGTTGTATGTCATCTGTATTAATACCATCAAAGAATTGAATACCACTATTCATCTCTACATGAGAAGCACTAACGCCTGTAATGTCTTGTGTCGCATAACCAACCATAGAATGAATCTTGTCGATATTAAGAGATTCTTTACCACGACCGTTTCGCTTAAGTACGTTAATCTGAGCTGTTGTCATTTATATCCTTTTCCAATTATTGATGTTTTGAAGGGCTGTTAGTCCGCAATGAGTGTTATTACTTATAAGAGTTTGTACTTCTGTTTGTGTTTTTCCTGCTATTATTATGTCATTAATATCTTTGTGTTTCAACGACTTTGGCCATACTGCGACATTAAATTTTTTATCTACTGCCTTAATCATTCTATTTACAATTTCTTTATTACGAGGTTCATTATCAAATATCATAGTACATTGCTGAGGTTGTATTTTAATATGGGCGTCTGCACCTGCAAGAGCAATAGCATTATCTAAAAACAAACTATCAATAGGACCTTCTGTAATCATAACAGGTTTATTCAAATCTAATCTATCAAGACCATATATCTTTTCTTTTGTTTCATCAAACTTGATAGTGATATACTTAGGTTGTTCTTTACCAAATGCACGACCTTGAAACGCAAAGAATTTACCTGATCTATCATAGAAAGGTATTACAACTCTAGGGTGATCTTGTCTTAAATCTGTAAACTTATTAGGTACGATACTGTTAGTCCATTCATAGAAGTTAGGACAGAAGAAAAACTTATCCCAATGTTCTTTAGGTATGAATCTTTTATATACGAATTGTTTAGCAGGGTGTGTCTGTACTAACTTATCAAATGATTCTAATTCATTTAAATACTTTTCATCAGCAGTTCTAATCTTTAGTTCTTTTGATGGTGTGAAATCAAACTCAGGTTTATCTTTTGTAGGTTTGCCATCTTTAAATCTTTCAAATATATATTCTTTATATAGATTAGGGTCAAGATGTTTAATTAGATTACCTAACGACTGCCCTACACCACAATTGTGGCATTTAAAGAACATATCATTTTTCTTCTTATAAACAAAACCTCTAGCTTTTGATTGTGATTTCTGAGAGTCACCACAATGCGGACATCTAAAATTGAATAGATATTCTGCTTTTCTTTTAAACTTAGGAAGTCTTGTAGATAGTAGGTTGATAAACTTGGTATCTATATAACTTGACATAGACTTATTATATCAAATAAGTGATGAATTGTCAAGCGATTAACTTAGAAAGTCCCATAGATTACCACTAGGATTTGACATCATTAGACCTATAATGATAGAACCACCTATGATTAACCATCTCCACTTCTCTAATACACCAACTCTTGCTGATAGTTGTGACTTCATAGACCGAAGTTCACTTAACATTGTATTCTCTGATTGTATTTGATGTTCTCTTAACTCTCTTGTGTTAGTAGTTATTCTGGAGTGTAGTTCTTTAAGATCGTTATCCCATTCTTTTCTACGAGATTCTAACGTGATGAATATATCTTCATCTGTTTGTTCTGCTTTAGATAGTTTATGTTCTTGTGTTGCTAACATTGCCTTAATGCTTACAGCACATTCAGATAGTTTACCTATTGCAACTTCTAATCTTTGATGTATTTGCTCACCTGTCTTGGCGTCTTTTTCAAGTAAAGCTATCTTTGTCTGAATTTTATTTAGATCGTCTGCCATTTATGAAACCTTTACTTTTTTGTGTTTGTGTCGTTCACGTCTGTTTCATAATACTTCTTATATTTATCTAATAAATCATTTGTAAGCATTAACTGATTTCTTATTTGTGCAAAATTCTTTGCGATCAATTGAAAGTCTTTATCATTCAGACCAAATAGAACAGGATCAAGACCTTGTTCTTTCATCTTGTTAAATACTTCTTCTGCATTATCAGAAGTAATGATAATCCATTTGATTTCTTCTAACTGTAATGCTGTAGGTTTATCTAAATTAAGTTGTGCTCTCGGCACCTCTTCTTTAAAGATACTTAACTTTTTAACACCTGAACAATTAGTAAGGAACGTAGCTAGGATTAGCAATACTAGGACATTCAGGATTGATTTCTGATTTCTTTGTCGCATTTCTTTCATTTTCTGTTAATTCAGCGCCACTCGCTATCTCTATACATCTTGTAGCGTTAGCACTACCTTTGTTAATAATTCTCTCTATGGGTTTAGGTTTCTGTATGGCAAGTTTACCTATATCTCGATTCTTTTTATTAAATCGTCTATCTAAATCATTAAGATCATTTTGAAGAGCATTGATTAGAGCATTAACTTTTTTATTTGCGTCTAGTATTTCTTCAAAATCTTTCTTTTGATTTTCAATTACTTGTTTCTGATCTGTTATTGCTGACTCTAGTTTGAGTTGATTTGCTTTTAGAATGGCATTATCTGATCTTAACTTCATCACATACATACCTGCACCTGCGATACCAGTTATTAGAATTGCTACCATAGCAATCTTCAATGATCCAAACATAATTTACTTCCAGAATTTTAATAGTTTAATACCAGCAGTTATGTCTTCAAGTTTCTCGTTGACATACCAACCTAATACAAAACCTATAACTAGTCCAATTGTTAAAAACATTATTTTTTACCTCTTAGTTTTACTTGTTCAACTTTGATTTTAGCAATCTCATTCTCTAACTTATCTAACTTTGCTGTTAGAGCAGGAAACTTCTTAATCTCTTTTTCTTCTTTAGTCAATACATCTAAGTTGTATCTAGTAGCAGCCCAATTATAACAAGTATCTACCTTCTTATAGAACCACATACCCATCTTAGTTTTCTTGAACCATGTGTTTGTAGATTGACCAACTATGGCACCTAACATTGATTTAACTAGAAAGAACCACATTATATATTATCCTCATTAGGTATGATAGACCATCTACCAAATAGATCAACTGCCTTCCAAGCAGAATACATTTTCCAACCTGATACTCTAGGACTTGCGTCTTTCATTGCTAAAAGAAATACTTTATCAGAAGCTTTTTTAGCCTTTGCAATTAATTCTTTATCTTCTTCGTTTGCACCTTTACTCCATCTGTATGCTCTTATTGTTTTATACAATAGATCATGTACAATGGCTGCTCTTGCAACATCAAATGGTGCAATCACATTCCATAGTAATCTTGGTGTGGATGCTAGATCAGTTATAAATCCAGTAGGTACTGTAAAGACCTCAGTCTTGTTCGTATCTCTTATCACTTCTACACCTACGTCTTGTAATGATCTAACTTCATCTGCTGTAAGATCACTTGTAGTGTATGATAAATCTCTACCTAGTTTCCACTTCTTAGGTGGTTGAAATTCTGCTAATATTTTGTCATTAAATTGTCCCATAACTCTCCTAAGGTCTTGTTAAAAACTTCTTTGTCATAACTTTTGATTTCATTCTTGATATTTTTCTATCTAAAACTTTACCTTTAAGTTTATCTGATACTTCATTCTTTTTCTTTAATGGTGCTCTATCCATTCCTACTGTGCCTACAGCCATGTATTCTTTTTTTGTTAAGTTTTTTAAATCCCCAACGCCTTTAAGATAACTTGTAGAAGGAACTTGAAGTCCCATAGAATACTCTTTGATAAATGTTTTGTATGATTTCATTAAGAACCTCTTACTTGTTTAGCAAGATCACTATCTGCCTTACCCCACGTACCAGAACTCTTAGTCGTGAAAGAATTAACTCTTGCAAATGCCCATTGTTGTGGTGTAGTACCAGGTCTATGACCACCTTTCCATGCAGCCATTCCTCTATCATATACTTTTTTAAGAATACCATATGGCATACCTGATTTCTTCGCTTTGTTTTCTAAACCTTTAATTTTTTCATTAAGATAATCTTCACCATACATCTGTTTAAACTTATTAGTGTGTACAGATGGTTTTGTCTTTGCCTTTTTATCAGCAGGTGATTGTTTGTAGGCAGACTTATCACTATCAGATTTCTTATTTTGTTTCTCTAAGTGTTTGTCGTGTGCCTTTTTATCTTTACCAGATAATCCAGAAACATACTTTTTAGGTTGATCTGTTTCTTTATCTTTAGGTACAGCAGCACCTTCTTTTTTATTAAAGTTAATCTTTGCTGCTTTTGCAATATTTTTAGCTTGTTGTTTATAAATTGGTGCTCTTGTATCTTTTGATTTTGAAGCAAGTTTCTTTAATTCATTTGCTCTTTCTCTAATCTCGTCTTTAGGATATTCTAAATCAGGAATGACTCTATCAATTGTTTCTTTGATACCCATTCTTCTCATTAGTTTATCTTGTAATCTTTTCTTCTTTCTAACAACGACAGTAGAAGAATCATCACCAGTTCCTACAACAGCAGTACCAGTTGCGTTTGCTGGGGCGTCTTCTTGTGTGACTATTGCTTTACCACCTTTTGCTAAGATAGATTTCTTAAACTTTTCAGCGTCTTTTTCAAATTGATATGCCGACACAGCAATATTATTAGGGTTGTTTGGCATAGCAAATTTTACTTTGAATGATTTAGGTTTATTTTGTTTAACCCCACCATACGCACCTAGATTTTCATCTTTTTTAAGAAGTTTGAAAATCATGTCTTTGAAACTTACTTTAGCCATTTAAATCCTCTGTCGTTAAAAATACGTTGTTATATTTGAATACATCATAACCCATAATAGATTGTGTGTCTTCTTTAAAATCAATAACCTTACCACTATTTATGACAATTTCACCTTCTAAATCATAGATATCTCGCTTTACTATGTATTTACCATATTGTATGGGGTCACCATAGTTCTCATTTATATCAAACTCAAAACCTTGTTCTTTGATATGTTTATATACTTGTTTTTCTATGATTGGATTGTAGTCATTTTGTTCTCTGAAAAATGCAATTGCAGCAGCGGCTGCTGAACCTAATGCACCTCTTATGCCTACTTTTGATAGTATTCTTTTAAGATTGAATACAAAACGAATTAACAAAGTGTATGATTTCTTTGCCTCTGCTCTTTTATTAGCAGGTATTTCTTGATTGAATTTTTTTGCTTTGATTAAGACCTTGCCTTTATCATCAATGATACCCATTTGATATGCTTTAGTCTTCTTGAAAGGTGTTACCAATAGTTTTAATAATCGATAAGCGATTAAGGCGTCTATTACTCTTCCCATTTTATATCCTTTTTAATTCTTCCATTACGTTTTGATCTATTTCTATATCAATCAGTTCGTCCTCTGGCATATAATTTAAAAAGATGAGAATTGTTTTTAATATATTCCAATGTTGTTTGTCTATCTTAAAAAACAATAGTGTAGTTGCAGCATCAACACCAAATACATTACTCAATATAATTACATGATTAATAATCAATCTTGATTTAAATTCTTTAGATGTATCATACTTTCTAAACAATCTCTTTAGATATTTAAAACGTTTTAGATCATCTTCAAATTCTTCTTTACCAGCACCTCTATTATCATAATGCTTTAAGGCAAATATGTCAATAGTTTCATGCGTTAGTATATTAAAATCAACCATAATTTATTCACTTAATTAATGTATGTAGTAGTAGTATTATATTAAACTAGCAGAAACCATAAACTGATTGTTGTTTTGTTTTTCCCAGTTAAATTCTATCTTCAATCCGCCATCTTTTTTATGAGAGATTCCATCACCATTCTCAATTTCTTTACCATCTGACATAGGACCGTTTGAATTATCACTAGTCTTGCCATATCTTCCACCAAATTGAGTTAGGTTAACAGTTGCTTTTCCCTTATCAGATTCGATTTTAGGTTCTACGAAATTTAATCCTACTACGTTCAACTTAGTATTAAGTTGTTTCATAGCAGCATCAGGTTGCATATACTCTTGTTGAGCAATTGCACCAACAAAACCATTTAATCTTTGCATTACTCTTTCATCTTGTACGTTGAAAAGACCTAGATTGTCATCTTCAGCAGAATTCAAAGCAGTACTGTGACTCTCGTTGTGTTGTTTAAAGCTTTTCATTTTTCTTTCCTTTTTTAGTTTCTTTAACTTCGTCAAATAAATCTATTTCAACTTCTTTAATTTCGTTAGGATTCTCTGTTAAGATTTCAGATATAACTCCGTGAGAATCTTCATGAGCTTTTCTTGCTCTAGGAGATAGTCCATTTAATTCTTGTAGTGTTAGTTTACTCATTTTATCTCCCCTTATGAAGTTGCAATTTCTAATGCTTGTTCTTTATCTCTAGGCATCGGTGCGTCTTTATCTTCAAGTTCTTTTAAAAACAAATCACATTGTTGACTAGCGCCAGACAAAGCATTCAAATTGTTCTTCATACTTTTAATTTTTAATTCTTGTTCGTCAATCTGTTTAACAAGCATATCGAAGTCTTTTTTAATATCTTCTTTTCTTGTTAGCAGTTGTTCTTTTGATATAGTCATGTATTCTCCATTATTTAATTAAGTAGTAGAGGGGACGAATCCCCTCCACATAAGTTTAGTAAACTCCAAACAATTACTGATTAATCAGCAGCTGTGTGGAATGTAGGTATCGCAGCAGCTGTAACGTGACCAGATGCTAGGTATCTTGTAGAAGATACACCAATAAATTGTACGTCATAGTCTGATGGTAAGTGAATGTTCAAGAAATCGTCTTCAGCTGAAGTCGGGAACACACCTAAGTTTTTCTGTCCGTCAGTATTAGCAGTAATTACATCATGGAAAGTTAAACCACCTTGGAAGAAAGCACTTCCACCAGCGATTTGGATTTGAACATCATGTCCATCTGCAGCAGTTAAGCCAGTAGATTTAACTCTAAATGTTACACCAATTGTTGGTACAGGTAATAAAAGTATTCTGTCAGCAGATACGTTTCCTTGCATAATTGTTCTTCCACCGTGTAGAACAGCAGTTACAGTTAATGCAGCGTCACCGTTAGCAACAGGTGCTGCTAAAGCATCTGTCATTTCAGCGATTGTTACTTTTTTGTTAATCGGCGTTCCAGAAGGATCATCAACCAAGTGAAGTAAGTCTTCTCTTGCAGTCGCAGCTCCTAATGAAGTTAATGCCGTGATTTTCTTGTCAGCCATTTTATTTTCTCCATTTGTTTATATACCCTTATGTATTCGGGAATGTTAGCCCAGACATTG